TAAGTCTTGTGCCTTTTGCACATCAAACGGCCAACCAGTGGCTTTTTGTGTAGCCATTAGTTCTGCTATCTGATGCTCTAAGACAACGCTTTCAGGGATTTTTGGAAATGTGTCCATAATTTAGCTAAGATAGCAACGTCCTTTTTACAATAGTCTTGCATGTCTTGTGACCATTCTTTCCAGTCAGTGGTTTTAGCAAACGTGTCTTTAAAACAACGTAGTCTGTAACCATATGCTTCGAGACTATGTGAACCATATAAACGAGCTGGCATCATAGGCCATTTGCGTCTGAGGTCTAGCTCTAGCATGTCAGGATGAAAGAAACGACTCAGTATAAGAGTGTCCCAATGTTTAGCATGACCCTTATAAAAAGGGAAGTGTTTTTTAATTTGCGGTATGTCAAACATTATACCGTTGTGAGATATAATGTTAGTTGCCACCTCCAAGTCATTCACTGCATTAGCAATGCTGTAGTTAGGAGTAGCTTGGTCATTGTACTCAGTTACTAGACCAGTATCTAGGTCTTGTGTAACTATACAATGTATTTCTGTACAATCTAATCCGTTTGTTTCTATGTCAAACGCTAGATTAATACTACCCGAAGTCTGTAGTCGGGTCGAAGTCGGACGTAACTTCATGTTCGGTGAAGGTGCATGTTCGTAGGTCATAGATCAGTTGGTTAGCAACACCTACCTCTCCGCTGTTTCTATTTTTTAAGACACGGACAGTAGTGGTGTTCTGTTTGTTGGGGTCTTGTTGGTCACGTTCAAGGGCAATGACTGTATCAGATAACTGTGCAATAGCAGCAGATCCTCTCAGTTGTCCTAGTGTTACACGTGCTCCTTCCTCATGGTTTTGATCTGACTGTGTACGTCTGAGATGTGATACAAGAAACAATGTGATACCAGTACGTTCAACAAGTGAGCGTAGTTTGGTCATTGTAATATCTATCATACGTCTCTCATCTCCGTCCAATCCACTCAGCAATATACTGAGGTGGTCAAGGAAAATAACACGACACTCCAATCCACAGGCGAGGTATTCGATCCTACTGTAAATTGTGTCAGGGTCATAGCTGCCAAAGCCATCGAACAAGAAAAGATTCCAATTAGCAATAGTACTGTTGTAGGCGTGTTCGAGTTCTGCTCGTTCATATTCTTCAAGATGATAAGGTTTACCGAGCTGTGAGGACATCAGTCCGAGAGCTGTCCTACGGTTAGATTCTTCAAGTGCCAAGTAACCGATCCTTTCTTGTCGGTTGAGAAGATGACTTGCAAGAACCCTACAGAAGCTGGATTTTCCTGTACCAGATCCCGAAGTAATAGTGACAAGTTCTCCGTACCGTATGCCGTGCAACTTTGACTGTAATCCGTGAAATGGGTACTCATGGTCAGCGGGTGGGGTGGGTGTGGTGATTAGTTCGAGCAATGACTTAGCATCAACGATACCGTCTGGTCTGTATGTCTTTGCATCCCAGATTGCACGTCTTACTGCCTCATTATCTCCTGCTTGTAGTGCTTCAGAAGCGTCTTTGTACTTCTCAAGCCTAGCAATTTTAGCTTTTCCTGGCGGTAGTAGCTCTGCACATTCTTGTGCTGCCTGTCTACCTGCCTCATCATTATCAAAGAATAATACAACCTCTTCATAACCTTGAAGGAGGTCTAACACCCTTTGTAATGACTTCTTTGCAGCCTTAGCTCCATTTGGTATGGATACATGTGGCCACTTGGGTTGTGCTTCATATCCAGAGGCTGCATCTAGCTCACCTTCATATATGGTAAGCCTACTGCCTTCAGTTGGAATTAAATTTTGTCCAAAAAGTTGATGGTCAGTGTTGTTACCTTCCATCCAGAAGTCTTTGTCTTTTGTTTTAACTTTGGCTGCACATACTTGTCCAGCTTTGTTAAAATAGTGCATACGTAAAGTATCACCGTCCATGTGGATGCGATATTTACGGCAGGTCTCTTCTGATAGACCTCTTTTGCGTAGCTTTACAGGATTACCTTTCAGCATAGCTTTTGTTTGTGGTTGTTCACCATCATCGGATAACTCCCCGCTAGTAAAGTGGTTACATACAAAACAATAAGTATGTCCATCATCGTATACGGAATTACCGTCTGACGAACCGCAATTATCACAGCTTGTGTGATATAAGAAGGTTGATTCATCTGAGCCAGTCAACTGGGATTGCATAATATACACACCAAGGGAATCCATTACGTTCAGCCCACATCGCATAGGATGTTTTGGAACTTTTGGATAGTTTAGTAAGAGGGTTTTGAAAGATGAAACGAATGTCTAACTCTGGGTTAGCCTTCTTAACAGCTTTCATTTTGCGTCTCTGATCTGATGGGAAATACCCTTTAGCTTCTAGGTACACATTCCCAACTTTAAAATCAGGAATGTATTTAGCTTCTATAACGTATGATAACTTTTCAGATTCATACTCATAGTCTACACCTAATTGCTCTAGCAAATCAGCAACTTGTTCTTCCAAATGACTACGCATTAGAAGTCGTCAGCTTCGACTGAGCTAGGTGTACCAGCTGCCTCTACATTAGGATCTTCGACCTTGAAACCTTTACTTGAACCAAATAGTTCTACAGCTTCTTCAGCTGACAAGTCACCACTGTCCACTACGCCAGCTCCGCTGTTAAGACTAATAACTTGGACTGCCTTTAGTTTTAATGATGTACCAATATCTCCAGCTGGTAGTATGTAAGGCTTTTGGAAGAAAGCTAACTTAACTTTACTACCACTATAGATAGGAGTATCAATGTCTTCTATCTTTGTACCTTCAGTATCAACTATAACAGGTATAAACTTATCTCCATCTTTCCATGAGAATCTGATTTGATAAGTACCTTGTTGATTCTCTAGCTCTTCCCAAGGCTCAGGCTTGACTGTGACCCTTCTAGGATTCTTAGCCTTACTTCTGGCCCACTCTAGAGCTGACTCACGTTCATCTTCAAGAGTTTTAATTAACTCCTCATTAACGAGAGCTGCAAGTTTGTATCCCCATTCACTTGGTTTGAGTATCGCTTGATACCCTTCAAGAGTAACGGGTGTTGGTGTTACGTGTGTGTTCATCTTTAACAGAAAAAATAGGTGGAATTGGACACGACTTTAGGATCTAATGTCCCAACGATTGGTGGTGGCTCCGAGGCGTTGATGGTTTTGGCAAATTCTGACAGCCAACACTTCTCGGAAAAGATATTGGAGTAGGTTTCTCGCACAAGGCGATTGAGTGTTCCCATGTCTCCTGCTCTGCAAAGAACTGAGTCATGGATAACTGTGAATGGTTCATCGAATTGATTAAAAGATCTGTGAAGGATCGAAGCATCGAATGAATGAATATAATTCGGGGCAGTGCTAGACTTATGTTTAGTAGGACTAGGTGTAGATTTACCAGTAGGTATTCTAACACTTGTACGTCCTAATAACTGCAGCTCCATCTGTTGTGTTTCAATGTCATCTCTTTTTTGATTGACAGTAAAACCAGATGGTGTAACCCACTCAACTTCTTTAGCACCATTTCTGATGTAAAGTCCGACATGCTTCTTTATCCATCGCATCACATTCATTGGGCCAGGAACTATACTGTCCATACTACTGTAAATAGCATTGACAACCTGTGTTAACTCATCCTTTGTAGGATTGATACCCTTTTCAAGTAATGCCTCACGTATATACTTGCGACTACTATCCTTAGTAGCATTGTAGGGAATTGTCATCACGGTGCGTTTGCACACGGAACGATTCATCCACGAGTGCATGTAATCAGGGAGAAACTGTTTAGCATTTTCAGCTACTGCCTTGTAAGCATCACTAGGTTTTTCACTAGGTACTACATTAACAAGTTCAGCTGTGCTCTTATCTGCTGCCAAAGCTGCAAGGATCTGTAATCCTGAGCACGTGGCATCAACGGCCACCATTAGACCTGTAGTAGGCTTGTCTTTAATAATACAGCAGTGGTAGTATTCATGACATGAAGACATAAATTGCCAAGGCTCGTCTACCTCTTCCCATTCAGACAAATATCTAACTGGGTCAGTAGCAACTTTTGTAATAAGCTCGGTATTCTCAGACACCCATTGATGTCTGTCCTCTAGTGTGCTTTTATCTAGCCCAAACGTAGTGGCCACCTGGAAAGACAACCATAGTTCTGCTTCATCTGTCACACTAGACTCATCAGCAAAGTTTAAGATAGCTTTACCAAAGTCTGTATCTTGAGGTGTGAGGAAAGCTGGAATGGGGTATGCTCTTCCCCTGTAGTCGAAAGACCAACAAAGGTAGAACGACTCATCTTTAAATTTCTCAGCTGCCTCTAACTGTGTTCTGGTTCTGACTGATCTTTTGAAATTGATACGGTCAGCATTGTAAGCCTCAGCCATAGATCTTCTCCATGACAAATTAGACTCAGCATTATCATCAGCATCAGCAGGACGTGATGGTTTATAAGCTGGAGCTATAGGTATAAATTTACCTATGACTCTACCCCTCAACCTCATCTCCTCTGCTACTTCCAGCACATGACGATTCACGCAGTACTTCACCCTCTGCAACTTGTTTAAGAAGTTGATTGGTGCTTCCCCGTGTTTAATGATGGGGTTAGATTTTCTAGTAAGATCATGACCTCTCATCATACGATTAGTTAAGTAACCACCGTAGATAATTTGTCCTGCTTCATCATAACCCCAGTCGTCTGGAACAACGAGCATAGGCCAAGGTATTCCTGAGAATAATTCAGCTGTTTTAATTAGCTCGTCACGCTTTGACTCGAACTCAGGTGTAGGTACAACCTTGTATTCATATCTCTTGCGTTGGGTTTTGCGTTTACTGATGGTGAACCATCCTGTGGAATCCATAACAGCAGTCAAGCCCCATCTACCAAGAGATACCTTGGTCTTTGTACCCCATGCTGGCCATCTTATGTCACGCTCACCAAATTTCTTGCTGGCAATGACTTGTTTCTGCATAGTGCCACAGGCATCATGAAAATACTTGTCACTAATATAGTGCATAAGTCCTGGGTAATTATGCTTATACCATCTAAACTTACATTCTGTTTCAAATGCAGATCCAATGGCAGACATAGTTGGGACGAGTAGGTTGGCTTGCCTCTTAGTGCTAAACACTCTGTCAAATGTAATCTTTAACAGTATGGTAGCAATGGCTAGTGGCTCCAGCTCCTCCAAATACAGGGAGATCTCTTTGTAGAACTTACCTGCTTGACCTTTACTTAATCGGTAAAAGGTATCCTCAACGGTCTTGATTAAGTACGGTAGTGCTTCTCTGATTGATGACACCCCGTACACGCTTGCGGAAGCGTAGGATTTCCCTTCTAGTTTCTCTAAAGAATCGTGAAGTCTTTGCTTCCCACAGCTGATTGCCTCCTGCTCTAGGAGAAACTGTCGGTGTAGGTTTGTATGAGTCACCATAAGCTAGAAAGAGTGAGTATTCGTAGTCATCAAGACGGTCAATTTGTCGTTGTGTCAAATTAGTCATCGTACATTTTACATTGTTGTTCATAAGGAAATACTTTACAGTATTCCTCCATGCTAGTGAAACACTGCCAGTTGGTTAAGTAGAAACCTAACTCATACGCTGCGTTACGTTTGGTTGTGAGCTGTCCTTGAGAAGCTAATAAAACTAAGAACTTATCTATTGTTGGTGGCCCACACGGGTCAAGCTCAAGACTGACCTCGCCTGTGTCATCATCAATATAATAACCTAGTCGGTCTAAGATTTCTGATAGGTCATGTGGATTGAGTGTCATAATACATCAGATAAAGTGTCTAGTATTGCATTACTTGTCATAACTACATAGTCGCAGTCATCAACCAGTAACTTTTTCATGTACGTTTTAGCTGCTTTAGCTTGTCGGTACGATTTCTCCTCGACCTTGCCATCAGACTTAGTAGCTCTGACAACACATACGTAGGAGGCGGGCAAATCCCAGGTGAGAGCTGCCTCGTGACCCATATCAAAGGTGACTTCAGTTAACTCATTGGTTGCTTGCCATTTGTTGAGTTCTTTTATTCTGTTTTTAAAAGGGTCAGGTTTTGCCATAATACATATCCAATCTGTTTGTTATTGGTGGTCGGTCTTGGTTAGTGATGGAGATAATTGAAACAATAGATAAACATACCCATGTCACACATATACCACCCATGAATTGATTAAATGAGTTCATCATCAAACCTCTTCATAGCGATCTCAGCTTGCTTGTCCTCATCGTAGTAAGGAAAGGCTGCCTTGACCTCTTCAAAGATAGTTTCAAGGCGTTCTTGTGCGTGTGGTGTACTCATAATTAACAAATAAAGTGTCCGCTACAGGAGAATGACCATCTGAATGGATACATGTCACCGTATTCTTTGGCAACACGTTTGTCTATGATCTGTGCTATTGCGTCCCTGTCTTGGTATGTGAGACAGTCGGCAACATTGATGTCCTTGGTACGGTGGAGCTGCTTGTTGTGCTCCTCCGCTTGTTTCATGAGATCATCATACTCCATTAGTTGAGATCCTCCTCTTGCTTGAGTGTTCTGAGATTGTGTGTCTCGATCTTAAACTGTTCATCGTTGGAAGGTCTGTCCATAATTCTGGCAAGCCTACACATTACGGATTCTTTGCTATCAAAGACACCTAGTAGCATATCTTCCATTGTGTATGGGCTGACACGTACCAGTGTGTAAACGATAGGGTCATCGCAAGCATCAAAGGTCTTGATGTACT